GCGGCATCAGAAGATGAAGTCGCTGAACCTACCCAACCAACAGAAAGCGAGACAGTCGTGGAAGAAACCACAGCAGTCGAAGCAACACCTACAGTTGAGGCTGCCGCAGTTGAAGCTGCTCGCCCTGCTGTAACAGCAATGGCTTACTCAAAGCCACGCATTGAACTAACTGCAGCAAAGTATGCAGAAAACACTATCCGCGCAGCGCTAGGTGATGAGTCAGCTCGTCAATATATCCTTGCAGCAGATAACACAACTGACAACGCTGGTCTCGTGCCAACTCGTCAACTTTCAGAAATCATCAACCCACTCGGAACAACAATTCGCCCATCGATCGATGCGATCTCACGCGGGGTTCTTCCAGATGCAGGCATGACTTTTGAGATCCCAAAGATCACACAGATGCCAGCAGTCGGCGAAGTTGCAGAAGATGCAGCATTCACAGACACAGATCAGAACTCAGCGTTCTTATCAGTATCAGTAAAGAAGTACGCCGGACAGCAGACATTCTCTGTCGAATTGCTCGATCGTACATCTCCAGCATTCTTTGATGAACTCGTACGCAACATGGCAGCGGCTTACGCAAAGACAACCAACGCAGCAGTTAACGCAGCGTTGATCTCAGGCGCAACAGCAGATGCAACAACCACAGTAACCTACCCAACAGCTTCAGAACTTCTCGGAATTGTTGCTCGCGGTTCAGCTTCTGTTTACGCTGCAACAGCAGGACTTGCTAACCCATTTGCTCGCAACATGGTTGTAAGCACAGGTCAATGGTCAAACATCATGTCACTTAACGATGCAGGTCGCCCAATTTATACAGCATCACAGCCAATGAACGCAGGCGGAGCAGTAGCCCCAACTTCACTCACAGGCAATGTTGCAGGACTCAACCTCTATGTTGATCCAACAAACGCTGGCGATGGCGATGGAACTATCCTCGTTGTTAACCCAGATGCTTACACATGGTACGAGTCACCAACTTACCGCCTACGCGCAGAGTCAACTGCAGCAGGTCAGGTAACTATCGGTTACTACGGCTTTGGCGCTATCGCAACCAAGGTTGCAGCAGGCGCATTCAAAAACAACAAGGCGTAATTAACGCTCACTAAGTCGCTGGCGGGGTAGTGCCCTTCTACCCCGCCAGTCTTTAGAAAGAAGGAAGCATGGCACTTACTACAGTCTCAGAGTTACGCACCGCCCTTGGCGTTGGTACTCTCTATGCTGATGCAGTCCTGCAACAAGTCTGCGATGCCGCAGATAATGTCCTTCTGCCTTTTTTATGGAAAAATCAGCAATATATCATCGCTCATGGCAATACCGGCACAGTCGGCACTCTTTACTTTGATCAACCTATCCGCGATTATTTTTATGTCGGACAGTCAGTAGTAATCTCTGGCGCTGGCACAAAGTACAACGGCACTAAAACAATTACAGGCGTTGATACTCGATCATTTTCGATAACCACAACTCACACTAGCGATAATCCACGCCACACAGTTGAGCCTTATGGAATTGCAGCAGCTGAGACTTATACAGATTATTCAACTATTCCAGCGATCCAAGAAGCAAGCCTAATGATCAGCATTGACATCTGGCAAAGCCGCCAAGCACCTTCAAGCGGCGGAGTTACCATTGACGGATACGCTCCAAGTCCTTACCGCATGGGCAATACTTTACTTGCTCGCGTTCGTGGCTTGCTTGCACCTTACCTAGATCCGCGCTCGATGGTTGGCTAACCATGACAGCAGCGATTTCAACACTTCGCGCAACTATTGCAGCAGCGCTAGTCGATAACTCACTCTGGTCAGTATTTTCATTCCCGCCTGCCACACCTATCGTCAATAGCGTAGTTCTTAGCCCGGCGGATCCTTATCTGACCCCGACCAATAACAGCCGCAATACTGTCGCGCCTCTTGCTAATTTTAATATAAATATATTCGTGCCTTTGCTAGACAATGAAGGCAACCTAAACGGAATTGAGGAAATGCTAGTTGCAGTCTTTAACAAACTAGCTGCTTCCTCTATCGTCTATAATGTGGGAGATGTGAGCGCCCCAAGCGTTCTTAATGCCGCATCGGGCGATCTACTGACTTGCTCCCTGCAAGTCTCAGTCCTAACGAGTTGGAGTTAAAATGACCCTAAATGAATGGGAAAAAGAAAACGAAGCGTTCCTGATCAAGATCGGTCAGATCGCTCCAGCAGCACCTAAAACAGCAACTAAGAAAGATGAGGAATAAACCAAATGGCAGTATATCTAAGCAATGGGGTAGTTCTAACTGTTAATGCGGTTGATCTATCATCGCTAGTTAGCAGCGTTACAATTAATAGATCATTTGAAGAACTTTCTGTCACCGCGATGGGCGACTCTGGAGTTCGTGCGGTAAAAGGCTTAGAAGCCTCAAGCATCACGATCGACTTCTTCAACGATGCAGAGTCAGCAAAGACACTACAGACATTGAATACTCTCTGGGGAACAAGCACAACAGTTACAGTCAAGCAGACTTCGGCGACAGTTTCTGCAACCAACCCACTTTACACAATGTCTTGCTTGGTCAACAACACAACACCTATTAACGGTGCAGTTGGAGACATTTCAACTCAGTCAGTAACTTGGAATGTTAACGGCACTATCGCAATTACAACCGCACCATAATTAACTAAACTAAGGGGCAAAAGCATGGCAAAACTAAAGGTAACAAGGGCAGACGGAAGCGTTAACGAGTACCAGATCACTCCGGCGATCGAGTACGCCTTCGAGCAATATGCAAAGAAGGGCTTCCATAAAGCCTTTAGAGATGATGAAAAGCAGAGCGATGTATATTGGCTTTGCTGGGAAGCAATTCGTCGGTCGGGTGAAACCGTAAAACCCTTCGGAGAGTCATTCCTTGAGACATTGGCGCGAGTCGAGGTTCTCGATGATGACCCTTTGGAGTAACGCGGGAGTCCTTCACCTATCTCGTAGCGAGACTATCGCTTGAGACAGGACTCTCGCCACAGACTTTAATTGAACTAGATCACACAATGTTCAGGACTTTACTTCAAGCCCTGAAGGACAGAGCAAAGGAGCAGAGCGATGCCAGTCGAGTTAAAAGGCGCTGATAAACTTCGCAAAGCCCTGAGAGAGTTCGAGCCTGATCTAGCCAAGGCCACAACTAAGCAGATGGCGGCTGCGCTAAAGCCCATCACCAATACAGCTCGTGGTTATATGCCATCAAATACTGCGATGCTATCTGGCTGGACTTCAGCTACATCATCAGAGAACACGGTTAAGTATCGTGTATTTCCTAAGTATGATCAAAATGAAGCCAAGCGTGGGATTAAGTATTCGACAAGTCCTTCTAAGCCTAATAAGCGCGGCTTCGTATCTTTAGCGCGTATCATCAACGCTTCCGCCGGTGGAGCGATTTACGAGACCGCAGGGCGTAAGAACCCAGGTGGTCAACCAACCTTTACCCGCACTAAGTTCACACCTGCCTCATATCGTGAGGAAGGCCGCGGATATAACAAGTCGCTCAACCCTAATGCTGGCAAGCAGTTCTTAGATCGGGCAAATGCAACTGGTGATCTAGTAAATGCTCGTCCACGCCAACAAGGTCAAGCAGGCCGATCAACTCGCAAGATGACTGGTCGCGCCATATTCAGAGCATTCGCAGAGGATCAAGGCAAAGTTACAGCTGCAATAGTGAAAGCGATCGGCAACTCCGCCATCGAGTTTAAAGCAAAGACTAAGGTAAAGTAATGGCTGATCTAAAAATAGATATTGCTTCGGTATTTTCTGGCAAGAAGGCCTTTCAAGATGCCGCTAAGTCAACTCTTAGCCTTAATTCTCAAGTCAAGACACTCGCTAAGTCTTATGTTGGCCTATTCACCGTCCAGCGTTTAGGCCGCGCTGGGTTTAACGCCGCGAAAGCCTTTGCTCAAGATGATAAAGCAGCCAGAGTATTAACCCAGTCTTTAGATAACTTAGGCTTAGCCTTTGCAGATCCTTCGGTTAAGAACTTTATTGCTGATCTTGAGAAGCAGTTTGGT